GCTCAAGACAGTCGGATGGCAATCTTGGAAACTAAAGATGAAGATCTTCAAAAAGGTTTGGAAGATTATAATAACAAAGATAAGGAAGAACTCAACCAACGATTAAGATCTATTGAAAAACAAGTCTGGGGTGCTGGTGCTGTACTTGCTGCTGTATTAGCTATCGCTGGTATTGTTACTCAGATTGAAGATGAAGATGACTGGGATGAAGAAGCAAAAATAGAACACGTGATACAACATATTACATAATGGATACTTACCTATGGCTCCTATTCGTGACTTACCTAATATTACTCTCGGTGGATTTAATATTCCTAACATCGTGGTCAGGCAACAGTCCGTTAATCTTGGAGGCATTTGGATAAGAAAACCAAGGGTAAGAGATATTAGTGATGTACAGATAGCAGATGCTAGAAATTGGATGGTGCAACCTCCACAGGCAATTCCTCCTGTAGTTCCAGTTACTGTTAATGCTGGTACTCCAATAGTTAATATGCCTGGTTGCGTTAAGGTACATAAAGAGAACGCAAAGAACCCTAATAATAAAAGTAAACAATTAGTTAATGATGATCCTAAGCAGAATGTAGTTCTGTGTGATAATGGTATGCCATACTATGAGCCACCTAATTATGATTATAGGGAACTTAGTTGGATGACAGTTAATCCAAATGAAGAGGAAGTTGATGAAGGTATTAATACAGATGAACCTCCTGCACCTGATATAGACACCCCAGAACCACCTCCAACAGGTCCGAATACAGCAAGTGATATAGAATGTCCTCCACCTAATGCAAGACGTATAGGAGATTTAAATCAGGCAGGTACAGAGAAGGTAACTGGATATAAGTTAAGTGTAGATAAAAAAGTTTGCATAACAGAATGGGAAGAAATTGGTTTTGCTGAACAATATCTCCCTAGTATTTCTGTTGTAACTACGACTGCTGGTATTGCTACTGTGGCGACGACATCTGCCCTACTTGCAAAACCCCTAGCGGATTTGCTTTTGAAGGTGGTGAAGCCTGCAGTGAAGAAGTTGATTGCGAAGGTGAAAGAGAAAGTCCTAAAGAAGAAACCTCCTGTTTTGTCTCGTCGGGAACGTCTGTTGAAGCAGAGGGAAGCGAACTCTGCTGTAAAAGCTGCGAGGAAGTTGAAGGGGGAGTAAATTGTAGTTGTGGTAACTCGTGTTCGTGTGGTAGTATCTTTCCACCTGGAGTTGTAACTACTACGTCAGCACAGATTGAATGGTATGGTGAGTTTGGATGGAAGAATATACCAGATTTTTTAAGTTCACCACAATTTTTGAGTCTTGCGATCTCAAAGTCTAATCTTTTATTGGCAACTAGTTGACCAGCCATTTCGATCTGAGCATTTGCTGCTTGATGACATTGCTTCTGTAGTTTCCTATTCAATGGTATTGATAAGGTAGCAGAGAGACCAGCATTGAATGACTGGTTTGCTTTCATATCAGTACGAATAGGTTTATACCAAGTAGGTGTCATACTACCACCACTACCTACTACATCAGGTACACCATCAGGAGCATCTACATCTATTTCTATCTCTATACTTTCTCCATCTTCAAACCATCTACTACCATCATCTTTAGTTCTTGTGTCATACCACGACTCCCAAGGATAGTTCTTTACAGTGACTGTTTGTTTAACAGTCTTACCCTCTACATCTGTTAGGTTATATTGTGGTTCATCATAGAAGTCCTCCCAAGGATCTTTACGTGAATCAGCAAACTGTAGGTATGGAGTGAGGTTAAACGTAGCACCTTGACATTGCACTCCACCACCGTAGGTATTCGTTATGTATGGACCTTGTAAAACTTGTATTGCCTGGTTCGTTACTGAGCCCGAACTGTTGGCGATTGGATTAGCTGTTGCACTTACACCCCCTACACCTTCCGCCAGTGTGACAGGGGCAATCGCAAGATTTGATAGACATAATGCTGCTATTGGGTAAAGGTTGAAGTTGTGTCTGTGACACTTTTTATTTCTGTTGTTCTTTGGATGATTGTTTGATTGGTCATCCCTGGTCCTTGATACGTTTGCACGAAACTGAACGCCTCTCCTGGAGTCGTTATCGTGAAGTCTGAACCTGTACCAAGGTTTAATGAATCGAAGGAACTTGTTACGGCTCCTGTGATTGTTGCTCCATTCGTCGCTGTTCCTGACGTTGAAGGTTGTATTGTCACTGTTGATGTGTTCACGTTGGGGTTTAATGGTTGTCCGTCGTTGGATATTCCATGGCCCGATACTGAGTATTCCCATCCTGTCCTATAATCTATAGAGTTTATTGTCTCTGTGACTGTGCTTTCAGTCTCAGTATGACTCGTCATCGAGCCCTGTTGGAAGTTGGGGACCACAGGGACCGCCATAGCAGGTGCAGCACCGACACTTGCACTTACCACAGCTATCACATATGGGACATTCTTCAACTTCATTATCTTTCTTAAAAAGTTTAAGTAGATTAAACAAAACTACCTCACGGTAATTTCTGATACAAATTGACCAGTAGCCGAAGTACCAGCTCCACCAGCTGTTAAAGTCATCACACCAGCAGAGGTGATCGTACCAGCTAAGTCTCCTTTAACTCCACCTGATGACGTTAAAACTGAGCCGTATGCAGGCATATCTGCTACAACTCCAGCACTTACGTCTACACCTGTACCGATAGGATTCACCGCATCTCCTGAAGTCCAGCTTTCACTAAAGCTGAATGCAGAACCTGTAGTGTTTATATCGTATACTCCAGCATCTAGTGTTGCTGCTGCAGTTACACTTGCTGGAGCAGTTATCTTACCAAAGTGATCATCAGCAGATGCCACTTTAATATTGTTACCACTAACAGTATAGGTTGAACCTATCCTAGTTCCAGAAGTGAAAGCTGCGTCAACGGTTAGTTGGGTTGAAGTACTCAACCTATGAACTAAATCAGCACGAGCTGCCATTGGTGTAATACCAAGTAACATAACAATAGGTAGTAATTTCTTCATGTTTCTTGACATTGTTACCTAGATCTATATAGGTGATTATTACCGTCCAAACTTGTACGTTAAATAACACTTTCAGAAATCTTAAGATTGATGTTAAATAGTAGTGTCGCCATAAAGGGACACACACTAAACCTAGCTTACTTAAGGAGGAATTATGACTTACTTAACAAAATATCACGCAGCAAATCTTCCAGAATTGATGGAGAAGATTACTCGTAACGGAATTGGGATGGATGATTATCTAAATAGATTTTGGGAATCAGATATGAACAAATCTAATTATCCACCATATAATTTAGTACAATTGAATAATCATGAATCGAAACTCGAAGTCGCATTGGCAGGGTTCAAGAAAGATGAAGTCAAAGTCTATACGGAGTTTGGAAAATTATTTGTCGAAGGCATCAAAGAAGATAAAGAAGGAGATGTTGAGTATACACACAGGGGCTTGGCACAACGTTCGTTCAAACGCTCTTGGACACTCTCCGAAGATTGCGAAGTTCGACAGGTCGTTTTTGAAGATGGACTCTTATCCATTGAATTGGGAAAAGTAGTACCAGATCATCATGCTCGTAAGGATTACTTGACAGCAGAATAAGATTAGATTAAACTGCTCTATATAAAGAGCCATTATAAGCGGATCCTAATGAAAAGGCTTATCGCATTAGCAGCACTTGCTTCCCTAATACCTGGTTGTGCCGAGGCACGGACTAGACTTTCGGGAGCAGGTGCTTCTTTTCCATCTAAAATATATCAAAGATGGTTCTCTGACTACGCAAAGTCAGGAGGTAACAGAGTTAACTACCAAGCAGTTGGTAGTGGCTCAGGTAGAAAAGCATTCTTAGATGAAACAGTAGACTTCGGTGCTTCCGATGATCCTATGAAGGATGCAGACATTGCTAAAGCAAAACGAGGTCTAGTCCAGATACCTATGACTGGAGGTACTATTGCCTTTGGTTATAATATGCCTGGTTGTGATTTAAAACTTACACAAGAGCAAGCAGTACAGGTTGCTATTGGTGAGATAAACAACTGGTCACAGGTAGGTTGTGATGACCATGCAATGACATGGGTGTATCGTTCTGATGGTTCTGGTACTACAGCATCATTTACTAGATCGATGAATGAGTTTAGTGACAAGTGGAAACTTGGAGTTGCTAAATCAGTTGCTTGGCCTGTTGGTATAGGTAACAAAGGTAATGCTGGTGTTGCTGGCAACATTAGAAATCAAATTGGTGCTATTGGTTATGTTAATCAGTCCTACATTAAGGGTGAGGTTGTTGCTGCTGCCCTTGAGAATAAGAATGGTGAGTTTATTACACCATCAGTTGAGTCGGGTGCTTTGGCACTCAATGGTATTACACTCGATGAGAACCTCGCAGGGACAAACCCTAACCCTTCAGCAGAAGGTGCTTACCCCATTGCTACGCTTACTTGGGTACTTGCTTATGAAACTGGTAATGGTAACAAGACTGAAGCAGTGAAGGATACCTTTAGAACGTTACTCTCTACAGAGTATCAAGAGAAGGCATCTGTGCTAGGTTATGTACCACTCAGAGGTGACATACTTGAGAAGTCTCGTGCTGCTGTGGAAAGAATAAGTGATTGACTTTATTGAGATCTATGATAATAGTATTACACCTACACAGTGTAATACTATCATAGACTACTTTGATAATAATCCCAACGTTACTCAGGGAATGGCTGGAGATAAGATTGATAAATCTATCAAGGACAGTTGGGATTTATATCGTAATTTTAATGAAAGAAATGAAGTAGATTATATAATCTATAAAACTTTGGTGGAACAGACTGCGAAGTATAAGGAGAAACATCACCATGTTAATTCTTGTATGGATTCGTGGTCTGTTTTTAATGGATATAATATTCAAAAGTATGATCCAGAACAAGGGTATAATAAAGTTCATTGTGAGTCTGATTGTAAACAAGATTCGGCAAGAATGTTAGTTTGGATGATATATCTCAATACAGTTACAGATGGAGGTGGTACATATTTTGATAATTATGATAGAATAACTGATGCAGTTGAGGGACGGTGTGTTATTTGGCCAGCATCTTGGACTCATTGTCATCGAGGAGTAGTCAGTAAGACTGAAACCAAATATATTGTTACAGGGTGGTACGCATTTGATTAAAACTATTGTTATTGTTGGTGGTGGTACTGCTGGATGGGCTACTGCTCATCAGTTTATTAAAGGTACTACTGATATAGAAGTTATTGTTGTGTCATCACCAGATGTACCTATCGTTGGAGTAGGTGAAAGTACAACAGGTATTTTTAATGAGTTAATTAATACTATTACTGACGAGAAAGAATTTTTAAGAGAGACACAGTCTACTTTTAAAATAGGTATTAAACATAGTGACTGGGATGAGGTGGGTAAATCATTCTTATCTCCTTTAGGGGATTCGTATCATAGTGATTTTAATTATCCTAGTGAAGACTATGATAATGTTAGGATATATCATGTAGCTAATGGGATGGAATATAATAAGTCATTCCAATCACGGTTAATGGATACTGATAGACTTCATTTCCATAATGGTGAGGGAGTATATAATTATGATTCACCCGATAGCATACCCCTTGCTTACCATTTAGATACCTATTTGACAGGAGAATATTTAAAAAAGATTGCTAACTGTAAATATATTGAAGGTAAGGTAGATGCATTTGCACAGGATAACAGGGGTTTTATAAACCATTTGATATTAGATGATGGTAGAATTGTTAAGGGTGATCTTTTTATAGATTGTTCTGGTTTCTCAAGAATATTAATAGACAATATAGAACCTAATAATTTTGTATCATATGAAGATGAGTTGTTAGTTGATAGTGCAATAGTTTATAATAGAGAGTATGATAAGGATGAAACTATTAAAGGATATACTCATGCCCATGCTTTAAAGTATGGTTGGAAGTGGGAGATTCCAACACAAACTAGAATGGGATGTGGATATGTATACAGTAGTAAGTTTGTTGATAAAGATAAGGCATATGAAGAGATTAAACCTGTAGATGTATTGAATCATATCAAATTTAATTCTGGTAGATTAAAAAAACAATGGTGTAAGAATGTTATTGCTACAGGTCTTGCTAGTGGGTTCCTTGAACCATTAGAAGCAACTTCTATACATGTCACTGTCATGCAGATTGCTCAATGGTTATCTAATTATTTTAAACCAACTTTAGATTTAAATGTTCAGTCTATTCAAGATCAATACAATGAAGACATGGCATATATGTGGGATAATTTAAAAGACTTTATCGTCTTTCATTATATTTCACGTAGGAGGGATACTGATTTCTGGATACAATCTTCTAGTCCAGAAAGATGGAGTCCTAGATTAACTAGACTTGTAGATATATGGAAGTATAGGATGCCTCGTACTACAGATTTTATTATTGGTAAGAGTAATAATTTTCATGCTATGGGTAATCCATTGTGGTATCATATTGCTATAGGTATGAACATGTTAGATTCAGATATAGCAAGACAAGAGCTTGAAGGATATGGTTTATACAAACAGACTGAGGATCATTGTAATAAAGTATATGGTGCTGTAGAAAAAATACTACCTGATATGATGAAAACTAATGACTATTACCAGCATATATAATGTACAACAAAAGAGACCTGAAGGGTCTCTTTTTATATGGAGACTTAAATGAATGTCTATTTAAATTTGAAACCAAATAATCATGGTGGTGAATCTGACCTCTTGACAGTTGATGTACCTTCAAGTTATACTGAAGAACTATTACGCTATGTCAGACCTATTGCCGAAGAAAAAAATGTTCCTGAGTCACGTATACTCAAGGATATAATCAAAGAATCTATTAACGAAATACAAAGGAGAAACTATGAGCGTAAGAGTCGTAAGAACCAGAAGCGGTGACGACGTTATCTGTGATTTATTTGAGGTTACTACTAAAGATGATACTGAGAAACCAGTTGCTTTTCAACTAGTTAATGCTTATTATCTTTATCTAGTTGATCCTAATCCTGATATTGAAATCGAAGGTGGTGGAGAAATAAATAAAATTTCTAAACCAGAAATAAAATTTGAACCTTTTGCTCCCTTCTGTAAAGAAGATAGGATTATGGTTAAATTAGATGAGGTAGTCACTGCATATGAAACGCATGATGAAATCATTAACAAGTACAATCAATTAGTGGAGGCTACACGTGGAAGAGGAGATGATGCAACAGCAGTTGAAAGTGATACTGCTGAAACAGAGATCGGAATATCTGTTAGGGAAGGTGACTGAGTTAGATGAGGAACCTAGTATCCTTTTAGAGGGATGTTATGAGATAGTTTCTGATGAAGAGATTAAACCGTTTCCTTCTTTCACATCTCAACGTGATGTCTTCTTGACTTCTGATACAATTATGAGTATACTAGATCCAAGTCCAACTTTGGTCAAGTTATACAACAGTAAATGAGTCAGTTCTACACCAACATTCAACTAGCTGGCGACACTATCCTCTATAGAGGATATCAGGATGGAACTCCAGTACAATTTCGTACTAAGTTTTCTCCTACTTTATATGTTCCTTCTAAAAAGAATGAGAGATATAAGACACTTGATGGTAGATCAGTTGCTCCTATGGAGTTTTTAACTGCCAGAGATGCTAGAGAATTTATTAAAAAGTATGATGGTGTAGAGGGATTTGAAGTACATGGATATGAACGTTTTGTATATCAGTATATAAGACGTGAGTTTCCAGGTGAAGTTGATTATAGTATCAATCAGATGAGAATCTTTGCATTGGACATTGAGGTTCAATGTGAAAATGGATTCCCTGATGTAGAAGCAGCAGCAGAAGAGATGCTTTCTATTACCATTAAGGATATGGTATCGAAAGAATTTTTTGTATGGGCTGTTAGAGAGTTTGAAGTACCTGATGGTGTCAAGGCATTTATCTTTGACACTGAAAGGGATATGCTTAGGAACTTTATTGAATGGTGGGTGCATAACACACCAGATATTCTTACAGGATGGAACGTAAATCTATATGATGTACCTTATATTGCACGTAGGGTAAATAGGACGTTGGGTGAAAAATGGATGAAGTCATTATCACCTTGGAATAGAGCAAACGAAAGAGAAGTATATGTACAAGGACGTAAAAATTATGCTTATGATGTGTCTGGGATTAACATTCTTGACTATCTCGACCTTTATCGTAAGTTTACTTATAGTAACCAGGAATCATACAGACTCGATCATATCGCTTTTGTTGAACTAGGTCAGCGTAAGGTTGATCACAGTGAGTATGATAACTTTAAAGATTTTTATACATCTGATTGGCAGAAGTTTATCGAGTACAACATCCAAGACGTTGAGTTGATTGACAGATTGGAAGATAAGATGAAGTTATTGGAACTTGCCATAACAATGGCTTATGATGCCAAGGCAAACTTCGAGGATGTATATTCTCAGGTACGCATGTGGGACACTATCATTTACAATTACTTAAGTGATAAGAACATTGTTGTACCACCCCGAAAGGGATCTAAGAAAGACGAAAAATACGCAGGTGCTTATGTCAAGGAACCGAAACCAGGACGCTATGATTGGGTTGTCTCTTTTGACCTCAATAGTCTGTATCCTCATCTTATTATGCAGTACAATATCTCACCAGAAACCCTCTGGGAGACTCGACATTCCAGTGCGAGCGTTGAGAGGATCTTAAATCAAGAGATCGATTTTAGTAATTGTAAATTTGCCGTGTGTGCTAACGGTGCTCAGTACCGTAAGGATGTACATGGATTCCTACCAAAAATAATGCAGAAGATCTATGATGAACGTACGATTTATAAAAAGGCCATGCTCCAAGCAAAGAGGGATTATGAAAAAAGTCCCTCTACTAAGTTACAAAAAGATATTAGTAAATTCAATAACATCCAAATGGCTAGAAAAATACAGCTCAATTCAGCTTATGGAGCCATTGGAAATCAGTACTTTAGATATTACAACTTGGCAAACGCTGAGGCGATTACTCTTAGTGGGCAGGTTAGCATCCGTTGGATTGAAAACAAAATGAATCAGTACCTTAACACGGTACTTAAAACTGAAGGAGAAGATTATGTTATTGCCAGTGATACTGATAGTATCTACCTCAACCTTGGTCCTTTGGTTGAAAGTGTATACAAGGGGAGAGAGAAAGTTAATAAGAGCATTGTTAGGTTCCTTGACAAGGTGTGTGAAACTAAACTTGAGCCTTATATTGAAAGTTCTTATCAAGAAATGGCCGACTACGTTGGAGCGTACGACCAGAAGATGATAATGAAGAGGGAGAACATTGCTAACAAAGGTATATGGACTGCCAAGAAGAGATACATCCTTAATGTATGGAACAGTGAGGGTGTTGAATATGCTGAACCTAAGTTAAAGGTTATGGGTATAGAGTGTGTTAAATCATCCACACCAGGTGCATGTAGAGATAAGATTAAGGAGTGTTTGACAGTGATTATGAATGAGGGTGAGGAAGAAGCACAGAAGTTTATTAAAGATTTTAGAGAAAATTTTGATCAGTTACCTGTTGAAGATATCTCATTCCCTAGAGGATGCAATGGAATAAATAAGTGGGCAAACCCATCCAGTATATACAGTAAAGGAACACCCATACATGTGCGTGGTGCTTTGCTGTTTAATCATTATAATAAGAAGAACGATCTAACACATAAGTATCCTTTAATACAGGATGGTGAAAAGATTAAATTTGTTTATCTTAAGACCCCTAACAAGATAGGAGAGAATGTAATTTCTTATTTACAAACTCTTCCTACAGAGTTTGGGCTTGACAAACAGGTAGACTATGACTTACAATTCAGCAAGAGTTTTCTTGAACCAATCAAAGTCATTATGGATACAATCGGATGGAAGCCAGAAAAAATTGCTAGTTTGGAGTTCCTATTCGGATGACCACATACATTGTTGAATATCAAAAAGCTTTCGGTGCTGGTGCTATGCCAGAGGAGAAAGAATTTTTTGATGAAGACGAAGCCAAATGGTTTGAACGTGCTTTGAAACGTTCTAATTACATTACAAAATTATTTAAGAAGACCCCATGAGTTTTTTACAGGATGTAGTAAAGGAGATAGGTAATGAGTACGCTTCTCTCGTTAGTGATGGTGTCGCTGCTGGTGACACTAGTAATTTTATCGATACAGGTTCGTATATCTTTAACGGACTTGTATCAGGAAGCATCTACGGAGGTATTCCAGGGAACAAGATCACAGCTATTGCAGGTGAGTCAAGTACTGGCAAAACATTTTTCTGTCTTGGTGTTGTACAGCATTTCCTCGAATCTAATCTTGATGCTGGCGTTATTTATTTTGAGTCTGAGAGTGCATTAAGTAAACAGCAGATAGAAGAGAGGGGTATAGACTCTTCTCGTATGATGATTGTTCCTGTCACTACAGTACAAGAATTTAGAACACAATCTATCAGAATATTAGACAAATATTTAGAACAACCTGTTGATCAGAGAAAACCCTTAATGTTTGTTTTAGATTCTCTTGGTATGTTATCTACAACTAAGGAAGTTGAGGATGCTGAAGCAGGTAAAGAGACTCGTGACATGACCAGAGCACAGATTGTTAAGTCAATCTTTAGAGTCTTGACATTAAAGTTAGGTAAAGCAAACGTCCCAATGTTGGTTACCAATCATACATATGATGTAGTAGGTGCGTATATTCCTACAAAAGAAATGGGAGGTGGAAGTGGACTTAAATACGCAGCAAGCACAATCATATATCTTAGCAAGAAGAAGGAAAAGGATGGTAAAGAGGTTGTGGGAAATATTATTAAATGCAAAACAGCTAAAGCTAGATTAACTAAAGAGAATAATCAGGTGGAGGTTAGGTTGTACTACGATAAAGGTCTGGATAAACACTATGGTTTATTAGAACTAGGTGAGAAGTATGGTCTGTGGAAGAATGTTGCTGGAAGATATGAGTTTAATGGTAAGAAGATATATGCTAAACAAATTTTATCAGATCCAGAAACTTATTTTACTCCAGAAGTAATGCAAGCATTAGATGAATGTGCTC